TATAAGTTTACCCATTGAACAGTTAAAAATAAAAACACATTAATAATAAATATAAGTAACAGCATCCAACTAGGCATCGTCTGGACTCCAAGATAAACTTTCGAAATTAAAAACCCATGAGTCAAACTTATCAAGTCTGCACATATTTCTAACTTTTTGTATTGCTTGCTCTGGAGTCTCTGCGACTACGTTACAATTTAATCTAACTATTTGAGTAACAGGTAAGTCGTGATTGCTATAAAAAATTTTTACTTTGTACATTATATTTTCTCCTCAACATGTTTAAAGACATAACCAAGAGATTTAATTCTTGCTATATCATCACTAGTAAAAGTTTCTTGTTTAAGTAAGTTAACAAATAGTTTTGCATCCTTACAAACAGGATAGACAAGTTCATTGCCATAAACATTTTTTTTCTTAACGTATAAAATTTTTTCCATACTATTTCTCCTCCACATATCTGTATAAAGTCTTTGCTTTACCAAAACTTTGTTCATCCATTTCTTTTTCAAAGTCATGGTATTTATGACCATCTCTAACCTTTTCGTTTGCTTCCTCGATAATGCTAGGTAGTTCAAAAATTCTGCTCACTTGAGCTCCTCTATATACAAAGTCACAAAGGATGTGAGGTACATCTGACTCAATGTCAGATACTACACAGTTAACCAATTTAATTTTTGATTTAATTTTTTTACTCATTATTAATTCCAATCTAGTTAATAAATTAATGTGATGCACTATTGCATCGGTGAGCATTAAATAAGTTCATAGTTCGCAAGTATGTATTAACTTCAACTCGGTCACTTTCATGGTTTAATGCTCATCGATAAAATAGTAGAGGGCCAATGAATGGCCCTCATAAGAAACTGAAATAAATAAATCCTCCCCAAGACAAATTGCTCTTTAATTTTTTTGCCACTGTCAGAGACTGACAAAAATAAAATCCAGAGAAGATTTTCTGCTCGACTCCTCTCTTGCAATGTTAGTCTAAGTGATATGCTCTAGAGACCGAGTTCGATACAGCGTAGGGATTTTTTTTCGCAGGGTTCACAGGTGTCCTCTTCCCTCACTTTTCAGAGAATAAAATCTATCCTACTAGTGAGCAACCAAAAAAAATCTGGTATTTTTTGTTATATGCTAAGTGGTACAAAAAAGACTTTCGCCAAAAAATCAAATCTATAAGAACTATTTAATCATTTTTCACTTATTTACAATACCTAATAATCGGCAGTAATTAAGGATAATTAATAACTACTTATATAAGATATGTAAAAAAGAGTGCAAAATTTACCAAAATAAAAAATTAAAATGTAGCTACAAAGTTCACTATATTTATTAATTATTTTATGTACCAATAAATATACAATCCATAAGGTACGTCTCATGAAAGCAAACATTACAATTGATAACTTTAGAAATTTATATTTTCAAATGCCGAAAGGTCAAAGAAGCATAAGACGATTGCATAAAGATTTAAAAGAGAAATATAAAAACAAAAAAACATTACCATCACTCGCAACAATATTTAGATATTCAAAAAAAGAAAATTGGATAGAGCAGAGTACAATCGTAGACAGTCGAGCAAATGAAAAAGCAATGGAAAAAATAGTAGATAAAAAAGCAGTAGAGTTAGAACAGATAACAGACCAACTAAAAGAGACATCAACACTTGCACTTGATAAGGTACTCGATGCACTCAGAAAAAATGTTGGCACTGACATAACTAAACCAGAACAAATTTTAACAATGGTAAAAGCAGGAACAGAAGCAAGTAAACTTGCAAACCTATTACAAGGCAATCCTACAAGTATATCCGGACATGTTGCTTATGACTCGGAGGATGTAACAAAACTAAAAGAACACATTAAAGAGTTATATGCATCTATCAATGCAGACTTAGTTCAACAGAAAAAAGATAAACTAAATTAATGCTTACGATGTTACGTCACCACTTTGGATGTGTGTGTGAATGTAAAGAGCATTGCTGTAGTGAACAAGGATGCACAGCAGAAGAGTGTAAGTGCAAAGAGTTAGAGAAGACAGTAGAGTTTGAGTTCCTCATGGATATTGAAAAGCCAACGATACACTAATGGTTACTTACACAGAGTTCATTGACGCATACAAAAACAAAAACGCAGAGGAATTAAAAAAGATTAAAACATGCAGTCATAAAGATTGTAATGAAGAAGACGTATCATTCATAGATGCTAGTAACAGATTAGATGTACAGTTTTATTGTCTCAAACATTGGAAGCCAACACAGAGTAAGCCAAGAGATGCATTAGACTTTCTAGATGCTATTTAAGACCATTTAAAAGCATGAATAAGAATAGAGATAGAGTTCTATAAATTACTTTTTTGCTGACATCTTGAGAGCAGAAAATCTTTTAGATTTGCTATCAATAGCAGGACTTAATAGATGTATTGCGTCTTACTGTATTGATTGACAATTATAAGTTACGATAAGTTTTATTATTGTAACATATCCTAGTAAGTATTTGATAAATAAGGATAATGTATTTGTAACATATTGTAACAATTAGTAATGTTCGCTATATGTTCCTATCATCAATGCATATAAATCGCTTTTTATAGGTATATGGGCAACATCCATATTAGGCATTTGCATAATATTGACCCCCACCCCCCATGTCGTGTCGTCTTACTAACATCCATACAAGGCATAATGACTTACCATGCTAGCAGGGAAAAGGGGGTATGGTAAAAAAGGTACCGATACACAGATTTTTTTTAATATAGTTTCATAATTCCTCCCAAATTATGATAAGAAGGGGTCTATTAGCAACGATAGACCCCATTTTTTATGAAGATACCAGAAACAACACAAGCAAAGATAGCAAAGTTAACGGAACTTGTAGGGCATGTAAAAGAATTAGAGTCACGAGAAGCGGCTAAAAACTCTTTACTAGGCTATGCAAAGTTTCAGATGGACAATTATAAGTCCCCACCGCATATAAAGCTCCTAGCAAGCAAATTAGAGGCTGTAGAGAGGGGGGAAATTAAGAGGCTAGCTATATTTATGCCTCCCAGACACGGAAAATCGATACTTACATCGGAGTTTTTCCCGGCTTGGTTTATGGGTAGGAACCCAGATAAGTATATTATCTGCTCTACCTACGCTCAAGACCTTGCAGATGACTTCGGGAGGAAGGTTAGGAACCAATTACAGGCAGAAAATTATAGTAATATATTTTCTGATACAAAACTAGCTACGGATTCAGCTAGTGTTAGACGATTTCACACTACGAGGGGTGGAGTTTACTACGCAGTGGGTGCAGGCTCTGCAATCACAGGGCGTGGTGCACACTTATTGCTTATAGACGACCCTATAAAAGGCAGGGAGGAAGCAGATTCTCAAGCAATGAGAAAGAACCTACTCGACTGGTACAGGTCTACTGCCTATACCAGACTTATGCCGAATGGGTCTGTAATACTAATACAGACCAGATGGCATGAGGATGACCTAGCGGGTTGGGTTTTGAAGGAAACAGGACACGAAGGTTGGGATGTAGTAGAATTTCCTGCTATCCTAAACAGTACAACGGCCGAAATGCTCGGACTAGAAGAGGGCGACCCCCTATGGGAAGATGCATATCCAATAGAGCGGTTAGAAGAAATTAAAAAGACTGTAGGAACAAGAGAGTGGACATCTCTCTATAACCAGACACCATCGATTGAAGAGGGTAACGTCATAAAGAGGTGGTGGTGGAAGTATTGGTCAAAAGAAAAGATGCCCAATATAGAGTATGTCATACAATCATGGGATACAGCGTATACAGCGTCAAGCACATCAGATTATTCTGCATGTACCACATGGGGAGTATTTAATGGACAAGGCGGTTTCAATGTATTTCTATTAGATTCCTTTAGGGAGAGGTTAACCTTTCCGGAACTAAAGAATGCAGCGATACGATTATACAACGATATGCAACCAGACCAAGTTCTCGTTGAGGCAAAGGCGAGTGGTTTATCTCTGGTGCAGGAGTTGATGAGAACGGGTATACCGATTACACCATTTAATCCAAAGAGGATGGACAAACTCGCAAGAGTGCACTCAGTGGCACCCTTGTTTGAAAGCGGGAGAATATGGTGTCCGGATACTGACGAGTCGGAAGCAGTTGTCTCACAGGCAGCAGCGTTTCCAAACACAAAGAATGATGACTTGGTTGATTCAATGACACAAGCATTGATAAGATTAAGAAAAGGGTTTATGGTATCACATCCACAGGATATGCCATTTGAAGAGCCGACAGGGCCGAAAGGGAGTTATTGGTAATGAATGTAAAAGAATCAATTAAGAAGCACGAAGGATTTAGAACAAAGGTATATCTCGATACGCTAGGAAAGCGAACTGTGGGATACGGCCATCTTTGTGTAGAGGATTACTGGGAGGATGATGTTGAGTATACAGAGGCACAACTCGACAGAGTATTTGAACAAGATTTTGCAAAAGCGGAAGAGGCAGCAAACCGACTTTGCAAGGACAACGGATGCGAGGGCATTCCGCAAGAAGCAAAAAACATAATTATAGAGATGGTATTTCAACTGGGCCCAACAGGGGTATCCAAGTTCCGCAACATGTGGAAATGTTTGTCAGAAGAAAATATGGTTGGTGCGAGCTATGAGATGCTCGATTCCAGATGGGCAAAACAGACTCCTAATCGGGCGAATGAAATGGCAAATCACATGAAGAACATAGGGGTATAACATGTTAGGATTTTTATTTAAGAAAGGTATGAAATATACCGGACTAGGTTTAACACTAAAAGAATTAAACGATTACAGAAAAAAAATGATTAGTGAGGGTAAAGACCCACTCAGTCCAAAAAACTTTGCTATGGAATATGGCAAACCACTACTAGATAAAGCTAAAAAAATAGGCGAAAGATTTACTGAAGGTAAAGCAGGCGGTGGCATGATGGAAATGCGTAAAAAAGGTATGGGTCTTAGAATGAAAGATGGGGGAGCTACTG